AGAATCATATTCTCATATATTCATATATTCATATACCCGAAATAATTCATACGTAAAATCGATATAGTCATATATTCGATTAGTCATATATATAAATATGCAATTAATCGAATATATGAATAGGGCCCCCTGACCCCATCCGTTGCCGGACCTGCGCCAAAGGCATTTTGATCACTGAAACGAAGTATTACGCGTAATAGCTATCCGCCGAAAATTTTTTGATCACAGAAACGAAGTATTACGCGTATTAGCTATCTGCCGAAAATTTTTTGATCACCGAAACGAAGTATTACGCGTAGCGCAACGGCAGATGTTTGGTAATCCATGCTAAGATTCTTGCTCGTGGAATTTAAATTTGTTTACATTTGAATCCCTGTATGATATATTTAGCTATATATTAGCTAAATTAATGGAGGGATTGGCCTGTGACTGTACATCTCATCAGATCTGAATCAAGTGACTTCGGCACATTTGGGGCTCTGTGTATTCGTGACGATATCCTGATGGTAGGAGAGCTGCCGTGGAAGGACAATCAGCCCAATATCTCGTGCATCCCTACGGGTACTTATGCATGCGACTGGGTCATATCCCCGAGATTCGGTGGAACGTACCAAGTCTTGAACGTTCCGGGCCGGTCTCATATCCTGTTCCACGTGGGGAACTTCGTCGGCGACAGAGAAAAAGGGCTGCGGTCAGACTCAGATGGTTGTATAGTTGTCGGAACAAAACTAGGTATGATCAATGGCCAGCGTGCAGTACTAAACAGCCGTGTAGCCATGGGCAGATTTATAGATTTAACCAGGCGTAAGCCGTTCAAATTAATCGTCTCTGGTATGGACATATGGTAGGTGCCAATGACTGACAACGCTAAGTTCGTATCGGAGTACCCTGGTCTTATACTGTCCGGAATAGCCGTTCTGATGGCAGTACTCCTCAAATTAATGCACTGGTTCTATAACCAGTACAGAGAGTTGCAGAAAGAGAAAGACGTAGTATCCAACAAATTGGAGGATGCTAAAGACAAAGTTCAAGCCACAGAACTGAGCCGCATAGCGGACCGTATAACTGATTTGGTGGAACAGAATAAAGTGATTTTCACCAGGTTTGATAATCAGGCGAAGAGCATCTCTGATCTTAACCTCAGAACCACGAAGTTAGAGAGAGGCCAGTACAGCCAGGATATCCGATGTGCAGAGCGGGAGAAGCAGTTTGACTTGGTAATGGACAAAATTGACACTGTAGCTTCAGCCCTCAATTTCGCGCATAAACGAAAAGGTGATAGCCCTAAAGTCTATAGAGGTGAAAATGGATGCGACTGAGTTGATCGTTCTTGTTGGCCAGCTAGCTGCGGATAACCCGTATGTGACTGTAGCAACCACAGTACTACCGATCATGGCACCAGCCATTACCAAATTGGTGCATAAACACGGTAGCGCAACTGCTATCATCCGATGGAATAAGGTCAGAAAAATTTACCGGTTAGGATTTATGGGTAAGGGAGGTAAATGATGGGTATGCTAGTTGTCCCAGTTCAGACATCTATGGCTTACGTAGACGGGTTTAAGTACCAACTGTCCGAGGACATACAATTCATCATTGAGTCTATTGCCGACTACGGCCCTATCGAGACAGAGTGGATAAGCGTAGATAATAAAGGCATACTCACACTGAAAAGAGGTTTCGCCACAGACGGAGCTAGTGGTCCTACCTTCGATACAAGATCGTCAATGCGAGGAGCCTTTCTACATGATGGTCTATACTACCTCATGCGGAACGGACACATACCTCGCGAGTACAGAGAAACGGCCGATCGCATCATCAAAGTAATGTGCATAATGGACGGTATGTATGGGTGGAGAGCCAAGGCTTGGTACAAAATGCTGAGAGCCTTCGGTCATAAGGACGTACTCGCAAGTCACAGAAGGGTGGTAAAGTATGCGCCGTAAACTGAATTTTCTGTTGATCGTAATTGCTTTTGTAGCCGTAATTTCCACTAGCGGGTGCCTGAACCAAGAGTTTATCGCACCTGAAGGTTGCTCTGCTGACAACTCAGTTATCTTGCAGGTCACGAACGGCAACCCTATCTCTTTGTCGAATGCTCTTTTGGTAATTAATATCATCGCCATTGAGCGCGTGGATAGCTACTCGTCAGAGGATGCTCGTACTTTACTGTCAGCTATCAGAGCTAGGGTTAACGCTGGTATCACCTATCGTGATCTGTATTATGAGATTGTACGGAAAGTTTCAGCCGCAAATAGTGCAGCAGGCATGGTCATCTTCACGCTGACTCCAAACCTAATGAATATCTCAGACGTTGGTGGATTTAGAGTTCTGTCAGACTGTGACGTCATTCTGATAAATCGTCACTTAGACGAGCAAGAATCAATTCTGGTATTTTAGGGGGCAATTAAGGCAGATATCGTTGCAAGCACAGGATTAAGAAATATCATCGGCGGTCTGTTGGCCGCATGTTACTACTGGGAAACTCTCCATGACAACACAGGTGGCTTCGCGGCCAACGATGTCTACACTGTTGGAATTCACGGTGAATTAGCCACAGCTAACGGCTATACACAAGGCGGTCAAGCCGTCGTCCTGAGCAATACTGACGGTGTGCTAGACGGAGACGATGTAGCTTGGACAGCCAGCGGTGGCTCCATTGGTCCAGCAAGTTATTCTGCATTGTGGGTCAATACTTCTAACACAATCATCGGCGCCAAGTTGGTGTACGTGAAAGACAGCGCGGCTGAGCCGCAAACGGCGTCCGATGGTAATGATATGACAGCTGGAATTGTCAACCCGATTACGATTCCTATACCCTCATAACGAGGTAAATTATGGCTGAATTTAAAATCAAGCTTCGCTCAAATCCCAAGCCGTCAATGCACTGAAGCCAGTTCTAAACTGTTTGGAGGACTGGCGAGGTGTTTGGGATAAGATGTCCAGCAGTAAGAGGCTGGAGTTCGTAACCAAACATCAATCGGCGCTGTCAGTAGCTGCAGCTGCGGTGCTTCAAAAGCTCATCGATTCTGGTGTTACGGCTCAGATCGACCTCGCAGCTTTGGAGAGCACCAAGTCACGTAAGATGCAAACAAATAAGGCCGTGATGAGCTCCAACGGTACATCAGTCCGTATTTACGACGATGACGGTACCACGCTTTTGCACGAGTTTGAAATAACTGATAACAGACTAGTTAGGACTCCGATATGAGCATTTACCCTGATTGGCTAGATATGACGATCGAAGGCGCGGATACAGATACAAAGATCGTTGATGGGGTTCATCTTTTGTGTTTACAAATGAACTTCAATGTTGTATAGTGGATGATAACATTGAATTGAAACTTGAGGACGAAGTCCTGAGCATGGAGATTGATAATGGCTGGTATCGAACGACTCAGAGGGGATACCGATAGCTTATTCGTTCGGATAACTGACAAGCGGAATAATCCAGTGGATGTGTCAAACTGTCAGTTAGTTTTGACTGTGTCGTCAGAGGAGGAGGACCCTACTGATACCAGCGGGCAGCAGATGCAGGTCAGTGGTACCTACGTCGCGGATGAGCCCAACGCTTTTGAGTTCATATTCACTAGTTAGGACGTTGACTTTGTAGGCGAGTCACTTTTCTTCGATTTTCAGTTCACAAACGAGTCGGGTAAAACCAAGACCTTGAAAAAGGGTTCTTGGAAAATGACTCAAGACATAACAAAGTGAGGCAATTATGAGTGAGGAAATTGATAAAGTTCACAATAAAAAGCTCTCTGATTTGATAGCCAGCCATCACGCTAATTTCCACCCAATCTTAGTCTTGGCTGAAATTGCCGCTAGTACCAACGAAGAGTCCAATGTCCGTGTGGCCGCAGCAAAAGGGATGATGCCTTACCTCGAGCCTCAGTTAAAGGCTATTGAAGTCAGAGCCAACGTCAAGCAAGATTTTGGTGTGTTACGAGTTACGATGATGAGTGAAGACGACGATATGGCTGGGGCGGACGAAGGAATTGAAGAGTGAATCTAGTCCTACACAAAAAACAAATGTTCGTACTAAAGACTCTCATCGACGGTGTAGCCAATGAGATTCTTTGGGGTGGAGCTGCAGGCGGTGGCAAGAGTTTTATGCTCAGAGCCATCGCCATCATCTTTGCTATGGAAGTTCCTAAGTGTAACATTTATCTTTTTCGTAGGACTGTAAAAGACCTGATAGCTACGCACATGCGAGGCCCGTCCTCATTCCCAGTACTGCTTGACGAATTCATAAACGATAAGTTGGTTAAAGTTAACCACTCTTCGTCCACAATAGAGTTCGCAAACGGATCCATTATCTCGCTTAACCACATTCAGTACGAAGCCGACTTAGAGAAATATCTATCTGCGGAGATGCACGTTGTGTTGTTCGATGAGAGCACAACCTTCACCCCGAAGATGATAAAGTTTATTCGGTCAAGACTCCGCCTTGGTTCTTTGGAGGTACCTGAAAAGTATAAGCAAGCCCTGCCTTTTGCTCTGTATGCTACTAACCCCAGAGGACCTGCTCACCTTTATTTCAAATCAAACTTTGTAGACAGAGAGGAGCCTTGCGTTCCGTTCAGAGCTGAGCCTGACGAAGGCGGCATGACGAGAATGTTCGTGCCAGCATTGTTATCAGACAACCCAACACTGACTAAGAACGACCCAGAATACGTTAACCGCGTAATGGGTATGGGCGATCCAGAAGTTGTAAAGGCCTACATCAATGGCGATTGGTCATGTGTAGACGGAGCTGCGCTACCTACTTTATCCCGTAAATACCACGTTAAACCGGCCAAAGAAGCAAGATCAATCCACTGGCCTATTTATGTGGCCTATGACTACGGATTTTCGGCACCATATTCTGTCTTGTTTTTCTGTATAGCTAATGGCGAGTCAAGCACAGACTTCTGCCCGCCCAAAGGTTCGATCGTCATCGTTGGCGAGATATATGGCGATGACGGCAAAGAAAATGGCTTGCGAGAAGACGTTGGCACGACCGCTAAGAAGATCGTCAGGTTCCACCAAGCAAAATTCGGCGGCTCTCTTCGCAGTGGACCAGCAGACAACTCTATTTTCAGTAAAGAACAAGGACCTTCGATCCATGACCAAATGACAAGTGCCGTATCTGGAGCATTCTCGTTTGTTCCGGCTGATAAGTCTCCTGGTTCCAGAATAAACGGTTTAGGCGTCGTTCGAAGATTGTTGGAGAACGCAATCCGGTGTCCTGAGGAAGTAGCAGGCCTCTATATCTCTAGCGATTGTCCTAGACTTATTGAGCACTTATCTGCCTTGTCCTTAGACGAGAAAGACATAGAAGATGTGGATACTACCCAGCCGGATCACGATTGGGATACCACTAGATATATAGCCCTTTTCCGAGAGAGCGTGGCTGGTTCAGTACCTCTGGAAGGAGTATAATATGGCCAATGATTGGGATAAGACTCACTATCTGTACTCCAAGTATACTAAACAGTGGTCACGAATTCGCGATGTTCTGGATGGGTCAGACACTGTGAAATCGGCAGGTGAGGCTTACCTACCCAGACTGTCAGGGCAGAGCGATACGGAGTACGATGCCTATGTCGGTAGAGCCACATTCTTCAATATGACTAGCCGAGTCTATGGTGCAAACATCGGTATGGTAACGCGCAGATCACCTACTGTTGAGTTCCCTGGCGAGATGGCAAAGTATCTTGACGACACTAGTGGTGTTACATCTTTCTATGAGCTGTTTGTCACTGTCATTAAAGAGATCACAGCAATCGGCCGTGTGGGCGTTCTGGTTGATATTAAAGGCGATTTCCCCTCCCCTGTAGTTTATCAGAGTGAGTCCATCAAACACTGGACTCACTCAGAATCCGGTGAGTTGACATCCGTTACCCTATTCGAACTTATCTACCCAGATGGCGAGACCAGTGAAGATCGAACACTGGTTCTAAGCCTGAAGCCTGATAGCAATGGTGTCAATGTTTATACAGTGGATACCTATATCGATGGTGTGTTCACGAAATCTGTAATACCGAAATACCGGGGTGCTGCACTTGAGTTTATTCCTTTCGTGGGCGGCAACACCTTTGGCATTAGCATGGAGCCAACGAAGTCCCCAATCCTCGATATCGTGGATATGAATATTTCCCACTATCGCACATCTGCGGATTACGAACATGGCCTGCACTTTGTAGCACTGCCAACTCCTGTGTTCACTGGTGTAACCCTTGAGAGCGCCGTAAAGCTCGGATCATCTCAAGGTATTGTTCTACCGCCAAAAGACGCTAAGGCTTATTATCTAGAATTCCAAGGTCAGGGCTTGTCTGCTCTGCAGAAAGCCCTGGCTGACAAGCAATCTCAAATTTCACTATTCTCTGCCAGGCTTCAAGACACAAACACTAAAGGGTCTGAGGCAGAGAACACAGTACGTTTACGATATGCTACAGATAGTGCGTCCCTTACAGACGTAGCTCTGTCTACAGAGTTGATACTCAACAAAGTCTTCGACGTCATTGCCACATGGTTGAACATTGAACAGAGTTTTATTATCGATCTGAACAAAGATTTTATCAGCACAAAACTTTCACCGCAAGAGTTGAAAGAGTTGGCCGCAGCTTATGTAGAAGGAGCTATGGACGACGCTACGTATATTTACAACCTGGAGCGTGGCGAGATGACAAAACCTGGCCACTCATTACGGCTACCGAAGAAACCAGAACCTGAGGATGCAACTGATAAATCCCAGACAGACGAGACAAGCTCGTCTGATAACACCTAAATAAGGAGGAAATTATGGCTTTTGTTTATGATGAAGTTAAGGACGACCCAGATTTTAAAGCTTTCGTTAAGACAGCTACTGGGGATGCAGTAGCTACCGCAGTCAATGATCTCAAATCCAAGAATAGTGAGCTGCTTGGTGAGAAGAAGAAACTGCAAGAACTTCTCTCCAACTTGGACGGAATCGACCCTGAAAAGGCCAAGAAGGCCATGGAGTTCCTCGATAATAACGAGATCGCTCGTCTTATCGCTGAGGGTAAAACTGAGGAAGCTCTGGCCAGTCACACGGAAAAACTCACTCTCAAGTACCAAGAGATGATCGACAACCTGACAAAAGAGCGGGATGAGTCTAAGACTTCTGCCAATGACTATCGTACCCGCTTCGAGACCACTATGGTCAACTCAGCCATTCAGCGAGAAGCTATCGCCGCGGGTATTTTGGCAGACGCCATTCCTGACGTGCTATCACGGGCTCAGCAGGTATTCTCTTATGGTGAGGATGGCTCCATCGAAGCCCGCGATAAAGATGGTAACCTGGTGAAGAAAGAAGACAAGTTACTTACACCTAAACTGTGGATCGCAGAGTTACCTCGACACTACTGGCCAGGATCAGAAGGGGCTGGAGCTACCGGAGGTGGGCGAGGTTCAGACGCTAACGAGCAGTTGGCTCAGGCAGCTTCATCTGGTGATCACGACAGCTACCGTAAACTTCGTCGTAAGCAGCGGGAGAAAAAATAAATTATTTTTTAGTTTACAACGAGAACCCACTGAAGTATAATAAAAAATAATAGCAAATATCGGCATTGCCAGAGGGGTGTCGACCGACCAAGTACCAGGGGGCTTGAGTTTCCACACAGTGTAACTCAAGCCCCTATTTTATTACTTTTTAAAAAGGATTTTGTCATGGCCAACGTATTTGAAAAGGTTGACATGCTGGGCGCCGAGGCCCTCATGCATCTCGAAGACAGCCTCGTTATTTCAGGTCTGTGCGCAAAGGACACTTCGTCCGATTTTAACAAGACAGCATCTGGCTATGCTGTCGGCGATACCATTCGCTACAAAACACGGCCTGTGTTTGAGGCGAAGGAATTCGCTTCTACCATCGAGGTTCAGGAAGTCCGTGAGTCTGCTCGCCCGATGGTCATTGAGAAGCACCTCGACGTTTCCGTCGATCTGACTGCCAAAGAGCTGGCTCTGGATTTTGAGAGCTTTGCAGCTCAAGTCGTACAACCTGCTGCGTACGCACTGGCCGAGAAAGTTGACGCCTACGTTGGTACCAAGATTCTTGAGGGTGCTGGCCTCTCTGTTGCCACCACTATCCTCAGTGATGCTGCAGGTATGGCGGTTGCTCGTAAAGATGCAACCTACCAGCAATTGTCTGCCACTGGCCGCTTCGCTCTGGTAACTGACACTCTTGAAGCACGACTGTTGGGCGCTGATTATTTCAACACCTACACCAATCGCGGCGACGATGGTGCTGCCGTCTTCCGTGATGGGAGCATGGGCTACGCAATGGGTATGAACTGGTTCTCCAGCCTCAACTACCCCGACGGCACTCACACTTCTGGTAACGGTACTACAACTACTGACAACTCGACTGAAGGCGCCAACGCAGTAGGCCTGAAGGTTCTCACCGTTGACCCGCTGACTGGTACTATTGAAGCTGGTGACCGTATCCGCATCGCCGGTGTTCGTCGTCCTTTGATCGTAGCAGCCCAAGCCACTGCTACTGCGACGTCCATCAGCTTGGTTGACCCTATCGCAGAGATCATCCCTGATGGTGCAGCAGTTACAGTAATCGGTTCCGGTCTGACCCAGACCTATCAAGGTGCAATCTTTGACGATCGTTCCCTCGCGGTGGCATTCCCGATTCTTGACTTGCCGGAAGACGTTGTGGCCTCTACTACCAGCAACAACGGTGTATCTATCCGCGTTGCTAAGGGTTATAACATGGCCACCAAGAAGACCACGCTGTCTCTCGACTTGCTTGTTGGTTCGTTCGCGCTTGATCCTCGCCGTATCACCCTGCTGGCTGATCAAGCTTAATCTAGGTAGCCCCTCCTCGGAGGGGCTAATTCAAGGAGAGCAACATGTTTATCTACAAAGGTGGTAAGAAAGCAACTTGTGGCCTCAATCAGCTCGAAGACATGAAGAAGGCTGGATGGTCTACTAAAGCTCCGGCAGCTCCTTCAGCTGAAGAAGTTGAAAAAGCAGAAGCTAAGGCGAAAGCAGAAGCTGAAGCTAAGGCGAAAGCCCAAACTCAAACCCAGGCTAATAAGTAGTCAACGTATCAATTATTAACGATTAGCCCGAGCGTCTGCTCGGGCTTATTGGAGGTTTTATGTCAGTAATCGCAACGCCAGGAGGGGCAGATAGCAATGCATTTTGTGACATTGCGACTGCTGACAATTACCACTCAGAACGACTGTTTAACCAGGACTGGAAAGATGCCAGTGATGATGATAAAGAGGCCAGCCTTATACGAGCCTCATTCCTTCTGAATGAGATGGACTGGGCCGGCAGCCTAGACGCCTCATCTTCACAGGCATTGCGATTTCCAAGAGACGGTGTGTACGACCAAGATGGTCGGGAGCTGACCGGAATACCAAAGTTTTTAGTCGCTGCAACTTGTGATCTAGCTTTAGAGTTAATCAAGTCTGAGTCTGTAGCGCCTGAAAACCCGCTGACAAGGCTTAAGGCAGGTACTATTGAGCTTGAATTCAATGGGAGTACCAAGGCTTCCGGGAGTATTCCAAGTTACATAATGGCATACGTGGCAAGATACTTGATTTCATCTGCTAACAACGTAGGTATTGTGAGGTCGTAATGGACTTGAGAAAAACTGTACAGAAAGCGGCTGAGCAAGCATTCAAGGCTCTTGGTAGTTTGGCCTTAGACGCTACGTTTGTACATGTCAAGTCCTCTAACTACAACGCAAGTACTGGTGAAGTTGATAAGGATATCGAACCTACGTCCATACGCGTAATTCGCTCTGAGTATTCTAAGTCTGAGACTGTTTGGGAGTCTTTCGATAGGGCAAACAAAGGAGAGTTCAAGTTCTTGGCTCTAGCTGACTCGGTCATAAATCCCAACCTTGTTGACTATATTATCGTAGACGAGGTTGAGTATGAAGTGGTTAAGTTCACATCTGACCCTGCAGTAGCAATGTATGAATTCCTTGTTAAGGCCAAAGTATGACTGCTGTTTATGAAATAAATGTTTTCCAGGAAAAGCTAAAAACCAGTATAGCGGAATTCGTGGACTCCGTAGCTGTGGAGCTTTACCGACTACTGGTTGAAAATACGCCTAAAGATACTGGTCGAGCCAGTTCTAATTGGAATTGCTCTGTTGGTGCACCGGACGGGACGGTCACGGAAAATACCTCCCCAGCAAGTGTGACATCATTTGGCAATATCCCAGAAGGGCAAGATGTAGTCCTATATATCGCAAACTATCTGAGTTACATTTACCCACTTGAGCATGGTCATAGCAATCAAGCTCCGAGTGGTATGGTTCTTGTATCTTTAGAGGAGCTTAAGCTGTGGGTAGCAGCTAAGTTAGCGTGACGCCAATGTCCTTCGATGTCGTTAGACAATCAGTAGAAAGTGAAATCAAGGGTAACTGGCTGGCCACGCCTGTAGAGTATGAGAACACGGAGTTGGACAAGTCCAACCTTAATGAGTACATCTCCGTTAACATCATCGACAACAGTGCCAAACAGGCTACCCTTGGTGAGAATGGATCGTATATCATTGTAGGAGTTGTAGTAGTATCAATATTCACTCCTAATGGTATTGGCTCTTCCAGATCCAGAGTATTGGCCGATGGCATTTCAAACATATTTAGAGCTAAGAAAATTGGCGGATTAACATTCAAAGTACCTAAGGGGTACCGCGTAAGGAGTGACTCTAGTTACTACCAATATAACGTAGCTATCCCTTTCTACGCTTTCTTTAACCTGTAAAGGAGTATAATCATGGCAGATGGCTCTCGTCACAGTATGCGGTTTATTCAGGAGTCAACGCGCGGCGTTACACCTAATACTCCGGCATTCTCACCTATCAGAAACTCGGGTACAACCCTCGGCCTCAGCAAGACTAGCATTCAATCCGAAGAGATCAGAGACGACCGTCAACTCGTTGACTTCAGACATGGTGCTTACCAGGTTGGCGGTGATATCAAAGCCGACCTCTCCTACGGTTCCTTTGATGCCATGCTTGAAGCTGCGTTGTGTGGTACTTGGACCCCGGATACGCCGTCCGCTGGAACTGATCAACTTTCAACCGGCGTACTTCGCCGTTACTTCACAATCGAACGGTACTTTGCGGATATCTTGACAGCCAATAAGCCATTCCATCGGTTCTATGGCTGCGAGTTCTCAGCGCTTGCATTGCAAGTTAACGCCGATGCCATTGTCAAGGCTACGTTCTCAGTATTGGGTGCGGGCATGGCCTCTGACACCGTCATCATCCCTGGTGCCACCTACGCTGACCCGTCTACAACGACACCGTTCGATTCGTTCTCAGGCACGCTCACTGAGGGAGGTTCTCAGCTGGCAGTAATCACTGAGATTCAAGTTAATATCAACAATGGCCATAACCCTCGATTTGTTGTTGGTGCCAAAGAGAGCATCATGCCGTCCATAGCACGGTCCAACTGCTCTGGTCAGATCACAGCTTTCTTTGAGGATTCTGTCTTACTCGATAAGTTTATCAGTGAGGTAGAATCGAGCATTGAATTCACACTTGTAGACCTGGCCGGAAATGCCTATGCTATCAAGTTGCCACGTATCAAATATACTGGTGGCCAGCCAGATGTAAGTGGTGAAGGACCTATTACTCTGTCTATGCCGTTTCAGGCTATGTACGATAGCGTAACAGGTTCTAACATCTTCATCGAAAGGACTCCTGCATAATGTCGGATATGGAACAGTTTTTCACTAGAAAGATAGCTAACGATGGCATCAAAGTTCCTCTGTCTCTCCCCGGTGGGGGAGAGACAGAGCACTTCTTCATTGTAAGAGGTATGGACTCAGATGCTTTTAGAGAGGCTGATGCCGAGTCAAGACGTGTGGCCATTATCGCCGCAGGCTTGGAGGATGAGTCGGAGCGAAAAGCATTATTAGCTGATGCCAAGCTCGATATCGTAATTTCACTGATATCTAGCTGGTCTTTCGATCAGGAGTGCAACTACGAAAATAAGCGTACTCTACTGATCGAGGCTCCTCAGTTGAGGGATGCCGTAGATAAGATTGCTGCAAGGCGATCACTTTTTTTCGGCAAAAAATAGAGGAGCTTGTAGATTATGCGGACGCTGAGTTTAAACTCAGTAGAGCTCCACAAGGGTCGAAAACCCCTCTAAGAAGCCATTTGAAGCAAGTGGAGAAAACCACAGGTAAGACCCCAGACTTGCTGCTTCAAGTGAAGAAAAAGCCAGAATTGTACTATGTATATCTCTGGTATATAGAACTTCAGAGTTCTTCCAGACTGACTTACCAAGAGATATCCGCATGGAATGAGTTGACGCACAGGAAAGTCCTGGCTTGGGAGGCCGAACTTCTGGTGTCCCTGGATAGAAAATTTTGGAGGGTTGTAAATGAGTGACTTTGCTAATCTAATCATAAGAATTGCAACCCTTGGCGCTAACGAAGCAGCCGCAGGCGTTAACAAAGCAAAAGACGCCGCGTCAGACGCGGAGCGCCAATCCTTAAGCTTGAAGAGAGCTACTGACTCTCTTTCTTCCGCCTACTCCGATCTCCGAAAATCCGCCGTAGCTTACGGATCATATAGAATCGTTAAGGAAATTGCTCAGACAGGTCTGGAATTCGATCGTATGAAACGATCTCTGTACGCAGCCACTGGCACAATGGAGGGCGTCACTACAGAGATGCAATTCTTGCGTGATGAGACCGATCGTATCGGCATCAGTTTGTTATCCACAGGCAAAATGTACGCTCAGCTCACTGCTGCGTCCAAGGGTACTACCATCTCTCAAGAGGAAGTGCGTGAGATATTCACGTCAGTAGCCGAAGCGTCTGTGGTACTTGGTCTTTCAGCAGATGATACCAAAGGCGCCTTCCGAGCCCTAGTTCAGGTCATGTCTAAAGGCAAGGTGCAGGCTGAAGAGCTACGTGGACAACTCGGTGAGCGCTTCCCTGGAGCATTCCAAGCGGCCGCTAGAGCAATGGGTTTGACTGTTGCTCAACTCAGCAAAATGCTCGAAGACGGTAACGTGGTATCAGACGAGTTCCTTCCAAAGTTCGCTAGAGAAATTCGTAAAACGTACCAAGACGCTGTCCCTGAAGCTATGGACTCCGCTCAAGCGGCATTTGCCCGATTCAGCAATGCCTTGGCAGAAGCTGAGAATGAAGTGGCTGAGGGAGGTCTGCTGGACGCTTTGGCCACCTTAGCTACTTGGTCTGCCAATATGTCGTCCAAGGGTATTGACTTACTCAAATCGGAATCCGAGTGGTTCGCAGCGCTCACTCTGGGTCAGATATCCTTCTTCGACTGGTTAACGTCCAGCCAAGAAGAGACTATTGCGAAACTTAAAGAACTCAAGTATGAAATGTCAGGGTTTGGCCAATATGTGAGACTACCTGCGCCTAAGAACCCGTACGCTACTGACTCTGTTGATAAGGCGTCTGTAGAGACGGATGCTGAGCGCAGAGAGCGTGAGCGCAAAGAGAAGAAGGCCAAGAAAGAATACGAAGATTTGGTAGATAGCTTACGCTCCCAAAGAGACCAAATTGAGTATGACTACGAGGAACGGTTGCGTGTCCTTAATGCTCATGAGACTAAGGGTACCGAGGTTTACGAGAAGTACTATAGCCGTATCAAGGAAATCAGAGATCAGGACCTCGCAGACTACGTGGAGTCTTCTACTTCCGAACTCAGTAGTCTTATAGACAGTTTGATGTCTGAGGAAGAGGCTATTCAGGCTTCTTACGAACGACGTAAGAAGATTATTGAAGACTCCAACCTGTCGGATAGCGAGAAGTCAAACCTGATCGTAAAGGTTACTGCGGATAGAGACAGCAGCCTTGAAGACTTGAAGGAAAGAAATAACCAAGAGTTCGAAACGATCAGACTTGGCTTACTGAATGAGGAAGAGGAAATCCTTGCCAGTTTCAATCGACGCAGGGAGATTATCCTCGCTAACACTGAGGCCACTGAGATTGAGAAGCAAGATTTAATCAAGCGGCTGGAAGATGAGTTTGCGTCTAATGTGATGGGCGAGTGGGGTACAGCCAACACGTATGAAGACGAGCTGGCCGAGATTGAGGATTTCTACGCCAGACGCAAGGCTTTGATTCTTGAGAATGTACTCCTTACTGAGGAAGAGAGAACAGACTTAGAAGCGCAATTGGCTAGCGAGCGAAATGAGCGGATCAATACCCTGGAGATGGAGCGCTTACAAGTTATTACGGCGTCAGGACAGCAAGCTTTCGATGCTCTGGCCGATATGGCTAAAGAGTACGCAGGCGAACAGTCTGGTCTTTATAAGACCATGTTCGCAGCGTCCAAAGCGTTTGCAATCGCTGATGCTATTGTCAAGATTCAGCAAGGTATAGCAGCTGCTGCATCTGAGCCTTGGCCATTAAACTTGGCAGCAATGGCCTCAACAGCAGCAGCTACAGCCAGCATCGTCAGTACCATCTCAAGTACCAATTATTCTGGTGAGTATGACACTGGAGGTACAATACCTGCAGGGTCCGTAGGTTTGGTTGGAGAAGTAGGTCCGGAGCTTGTTCAAGGTCCGGCAAACGTTACCAGCCGTAGAGACACAGCAGCGTTGTTAGAGAAAGCGTCACAGCCATCTCCTCCTCCGGTCAACAATATCAGGATTGTCAATGCTTTCGATTCTAGCGTGGTAGGAGATTACATTGGTTCCGACGCAGGTGAGAAGGCGATACTAAACGTCGTAAGACGCAATGCGTCTACAATCAGACAACTTTCCCAGTGAGGTTTTATGTCTTACGGAACAGGTACAGCAACTAATATCGATGATCTCTACGCTAAGATTATAGAGTTTGTAACCACAGATGCCACGCTTGTGGCGGACCAGTCAAAAACTGGGCTGTGATGTGGCAAAGGCGCTGACGTCAACCGATAGGCGTCGTGTTGAAGGNACCAGGTATATCGACCGTCGAAGAAATTTTACGTAGGGTTCAAGCGGTCTGGGTTATGCTTCGCATTGCGAGGATACATGGGCTACGTAGACGGCGGAGAGTTCTCTCAACCCTTAGCCTGTAAATACGTGTATACCCCGTATTGGGACGATACCATGGATTACTGGATATTCGCCAATGGTCAACGTATTATCGTAACTGCTCGGGTCAATACTACGTACCAGCATTTCTACATCGGCAAATTCAATCCTTATGCACCGCCAACTCAGTACACAATGCCGATGCTGATATCTGGTGAGTATGGCGCTGAAATTTCCTACACTAGCCCCAGTGTAGGATTTCTTTGCTTTACGGATTTCTACAATACATGGGCAAGAGGACCCAGCAATACTTGGTGCCCAGTTGACGGCGATGGCTCACGCGTTGCGGCTATGTCTATGAACATGTGGCCCACCTGGGATGGTGAGCGTCTGTCAGGTAAGTTCTATAACCATACCACGTTAGCCGATGGTACGTATGTGCTATACCCTTATATTCTGGTGGCCGATGTTGGTGCGGATATGCAGGGCGTCTTTGGTGAAATCGATGGCATTTACTGCCTACCATACCCAGATATGACAGATGAGTCTATCATATCTGTGGATGGTGTAGACTACATCGTCTTTCACGACGGCACGAATTTGTACACTTCTAGAACCTTTGCGATAAGGATGGACTAATGGCTTATCAATACGGACAGGCTAATACCGCTAAGGATTTACTAGACGCCTTGCGGCTGTTTCTGATATCAGACGGATGGACAGTAAACGCGTATGAGCCAGCGTCTACCTATCAATGGTTGTCAGTCTCTAAGAATGGATACTACTTCAACCTTATAGCCAATAACGCAAATGAGCACATTTTATCCAGAGGGGCAACTGGCTTCGATTCTGGCCAGGCCTACAACGCACAACCAGGTATGCGCACTGACACCTGGACTCACTGCAATTACCTGTGGGCCCCGTTTACAAGTCATCACTTCTTTTCGGGAGATACATACTTTCACGTCGTGATTGAGGAATCTGCTAAGTACTTCAGACACTTCGGCTGCGGTGTGCTGGACAAAGTTGGTAGCTATGATGGAGGTGAGTATTGTTACGGTACATGCCTATACAGCAAAAATACGACGTGGGACGAAATCCATCCAGACCATAACTACCCATTCAGCATTGTAGGCACGACCACCAATAGCATGAACTTAAGAGGAACTGCAGTCAGATGCCCGGAGATAGCGCTGGATGCCAGTGGGTGGATTTTCGACACCTTGAAGAGCCTGGCCTTAAAGCGAGGGAATTTGAACCCAGGTTATAAAGCTTATCACACAGAGAACATAACTGTGCAGTTATTTTTGCGCGCACCGAATACGTTCAACGGAGAAGTGCCACTGGTTCCGCTGTATTTCCACGCCGGAGTCAGCAACACTCGTATAGCCATGCTTGGCACAGTAAAAGATATTCGGCAGGTAAAGCTGAATAACTACTTCGGTGGCCCAGACGTATTGACGATTGGTAGTGACGAGTGGTATATATTCCCTGTACTGTGTAGAACTTACGCTAGTTCTACGACGTTCTATTCTTCTACCTATGGCTTGGCTCTCAGAAAGAATGTGTGATGGGCGGTGTATTAGCTAAAAGTCCTGTATATGTTTACCTGACATCTGACTTGGCAGACTTCATCAGTGATGACACCAAGGTTGACGCTATCGGTATGCCCTTCTCGCCTACAGCCGTGGACATACTGGATGTACCCAGTGGCACTATGTTGCGAGTTCTGGCTGATGCTTTGGTCAGGACGTCTAGTGCAACATTAGCCCATAGCTTTAAGGACGATTACTATAACCACATTCACATAAGCCCTGCACGCATAGACTTGGGAAACATACTGTCAAGTCAAGTCAGGGACGTAACAATTTGGAATACTTTCCCTAACTCCCAGACCTGTGCCACAATAGACGAGGACGGGACCGAAGGTATAGAACTCGCCGTAACGTCAGAGTTGCCAAAAATTCTGCGCACCATGGAGCTGTATACTACCCAGGTACGCATATTCACTGACGGTCCATCAGTTCTTAAAGGTGTATACTCTCTTGTCTTCAGCGACGAGACAGCGACTATAACCATATTTGGTAAACGTGTAGTGGTGTGGCCGTTCATACCACAAGATGGCATGCGTGAAACTATAGAGTTCTTGACCGATATCATTAAGACAAGGGTCGGAGAGCAGCGAATCTCTAATCGGGTGCTGCCACGGCGGGGCTTTCATTTGTCACACTTGATGGACGAACACGACCTATCTATTCTGGTACCTATGGCGAAGGTGTGGGCCAATAGACCTTTCGGCGTACCTGTATGGACTGAATCTACCCATATCGGACCAGTGGACAGTGATGCTGATACGCTGTACTTCGACACTACCAATTGTGACTACGCTGTTGGTGGATCAGTAGTAATTTACCAGAGTCATACTTTCTTCGAGACTGTGGAAATAGCAAGTATGACTGATTCCAGCCTGACCTTGGATTTACCTGTTGTGCGGTCGTACGCCGATGCGTACGTGGCTCCTATCGTCTTTGGTCATGCGCTGGATGGTTTCAACATCAGCAGAACTAAAGACCTTTGGATTCATTCATCAGTCGATATGACGACTGCCCAATCTAACGATTTGGCCTTCTCTGACAAGCCTCAGCTTAATGGAAAAGACTTGTTAATGGACAGGTCGGTAATGGTCGGAGCTTTGTCGGAGTCGATAAAGAAGGAATATGACATCTTCGACTCCGAAGGAATAGGTGATATCACATTGATAGACGCTCGCGATGTACCTGATCACGTGCAGGCAATCCAGTTCCACACGCTGGACAGAGCCGAACTCTGGTCAGTACGAAGATGGTTATACTCAATCAATGGTCGACAGAAATCGTTCTACTTACCAACCTGGAACAGAGATATCCAACCCACGGAGGACATCCTGTTTACTGACATAACGATTACTGGTAAATATACCGGTCATTACCTGTACGTTACTGACACTAAAGACATATTGATAATGCTGAAAGATGGTACGTATTTCCTCCGGCAAGTGACTTCGTCTGCCGTGTCAGACGACGGCCAGACTGAAACATTCAATATCAATGAGTCTTTAGGTTCCACTATCACATTGGACGAGTTGGAACTTATCTGCTATATAAACTTGGTAAGGCTTAATGCCGATAGAATTGAGATAAACCATATCTCTGGTTGTGAGGCAACTATTATTATACCAGTAGTAGGAGTAGAGGCATGAGTTATACTTCACTGGAAACTTCGATACAGAGTGGTAGACCTGTTGAGCTATACGAGTTCAAGCTAGGCCTTGAATACTACAGATATACTTCGGCATCCGTAACCATTACCAAGAACGGAGTGGAGTTCTATCCTGAAAGCATTGAGCGTGCAGACGTAGAGCAATCGGATGACATCCATAAGGGTGGGCTAAAATTGGACGTACCGAGGACCAACATCTTAGGCGCCACATTACTGGCTTACACGCCAGATGAGGTTGTAACTGTGACCATATTTAGAGGTCACTATGGTGATGATAGCTATATCAGCTACTGGAAAGGCCGAGTAATGGCCGTACAAGCTTCTGGTAATACTATAACCTTGGGCTGTGAGTCTATCTTTACTTCCATGAAACGACCTGGACTGCGTGCTAGATTTGAGCGCATGTGCCGGCATAGTCTTTATAGCTACCAGTGCGGGATCAGCCTAGATTCTTGGCGTGTCAACGGCAGCGTAGAGATTGACAATACCTTGTCCTTAACCATTATTATCGCATCTACATACGCAGACGGGTACTTTGTAGGCGGGATCGCTACCATCGGCGGCGTGTCCAGATTTATCACGTCACACATTGGTGGGGTGATAAAGATTTCCAGGTCATTTAATGAATACGTAGCTGGACAAGACGTAGCGTTGTTCCCAGGCTGTGACAAATCAATGGCAACGTGCCAGAGTAAGTTCGATAATTTGGACAACTACGGTGGATTTCCGTTTATACCTACTAGAAACCCTTTCAACGGGAGCTCGATTGTATAATGTGGTGGTATCTTGTTTACTTCATAGTGGTCATGGTTGTGGCTGTTGCAATGGCTCAACCTAAATCTCAGAACATGGCTCCAGCTGGTTTTGACGAAATCCAGGCACCCACCGCAGAAGAGGGTAGAGAGATACCTGTGCTATTTGGCACCAGAGATATGTCTGGTCCCAACGTCGTGTGGTATGGTGATCTTAAGACTGTACCAGTACGCAAGAAGGGAGGTAAGAAGTAATGGCCGAACCAGTTATTGTGACTATGCGTGATATCAGGGCTTGCAGGATGTGCGCTAGAGGTGCCAGAGAATTCTTCATTTCCCATGGTCTTGACTGGTCAGACTTTCTCCGCAATGGTGTAAGTTCGGAGATACTGGAAGGTACCGGAGATGCTATGGCTATGAGAGTGGTGGAGGCAGCTAATGGGCGGAGGAAGTAGCAAACAAACAGTGGGCTATAAGTACTACCTCGGTATGCATATGATCCTATGCCATGGCCCTATCGACAACATAAGCAAAATCTATGTTGATGACAAATTAGCGTGGTCCGGCTCCAGCACAGGTTCCAATATCACTATCAATAGCAAGAGTCTATTTGGTGGTGAGTCAAGAGAGGGCGGCGTATCCGGCTCCGTAGACATAGAAATGGGCGGTTCAGATCAAACACCAAATGACTATCTGCAGAGCAAGTTAGGCGTAAGTATACCTGCGTATAAGGGGGTTGTAGGCGTAGTTCTTAGACAGTGCTATCTAGGCATGAACCCGTACTTGAAACTATGGAAGTTCCGTGGCACCAGAATCAACAAGCTGACAAATGGCTATGCTCAATGGTACTCATCCTATGCAGCTATAGGTCAAGACTTAAACCCTATCCACATAATCAGAGAGTGCTTAACATCTACATCTTGGGGTATGGGCTATTCAGAGAATGATATCAATCTCACCAATTTTGAGTCATGCGCTAGAACTTTGCACAGCGAAGGTATGGGTATGTCTCTGCTATGGGATAGACAGATAGCTCTCGAAGACTTTATCAGTGAGGTGGTCAGACACATAAACGCAACCATTTACGTGGATAAGGTAACAGGTCAGTTTACAATATCTCTTATTAGAGATGATCTAGACCCTGATACTTTACCTGTGCTGGACGAATCCAATGTCACCAAAGTTGCCGACTTCTCCAGATCGTCAATCGGTGAGCTAGCTAACACTGTGACTGTGATTTACTGGGATCAGTCTACTGGCAATGATGCCAGTGTCACAGTGCAAGATATCGCACTGGCTCAAGCTCAGCAGTCAACCATCGCCCAGACAATCCGGTATCCAGGATTTACTAATGGTACAGTTGCTTCAGCTGCGGCGTCAAGAGACTTGCAAGCCTTGTCCACACCGCTATGCGCGTGCACTATAGAGGCCACTAGAGAGGTTTACGATCTCAATATCGGTGACGGCTTCGTGCTTAGCTGGCCAGACCTTGGTATTGAGTCTGTAGTGATGCGGGTAACAGGTATGGCTCTTGGTGGCTTCCGAAACAGTAAGGTGAAGATCACCGCAGCTCAAGACATATTCTCAATCGGTGAAACACTGATAGCCCCGCCGGTCGAATCCGGTTGGACCAACCCAGTATCAGAACCAACTGCGTGCACCTTGCAGCTTATGTACGAAGCGCCATTCTGGGATCTGGTAAATGANGTCGGTATATCTGACGCCACTGCTATGGATGATGACGATGCAGCGTTTGCCATCATAGCCGTATCTCCAACACCTGATACAATATCAGGCCACTTGTGGACGGACTCCGGTTACGGCTATGAGCAGAGAGCGACAATTGACTTCTGCCCTACAGCTCAGCTGGACGGATCAATCAATAAGACCGATACTGTGATAGCTATCAAGAACCCAGAAGATGTCACAACAGCGATTCTTGGTGGGTACATAATTATCGGCGATGAGATGATGAGATTAGATGCTGTGTCGTCTACCTCAATCACTGTAGGCCGAGGGGTATTAGATACAGTACCTACTACACACTTGGATAGTGATAGAATCTACTTCGCTGGCGACTACAGCGCCACAGACGGGGAGATATACCAGACAGGTGAGAGTGTATACGCGAAGATAACCACCATAACAGGCCTTGGTGAGTTGCCTATTCTGGCTGCATCTACGTCCATTATCACTATGGACCAAAGGGCCCAGCGTCCTTACCCTCCTGGGAACTTCAAGGTAGACGGTCAGTCATACCCTGCGTCAGTGATTTACAGCGCTGATTTGGTAGTCACTTGGGCTCATCGCAGTCGCATCCAGCAGACTACCAGCTATTTGGAAGATACTACTTTCGGTGATATCGGACCTGAGGATGGTGTTACTTATACGGCAGTCCTGAAGACAGGATCAACGGTATTAGCTACGCACAGTGGACTAACTGGTACAACCACTACTTTTACAGTTGCTGAGATGGCTAGCAATACTAGTCTGACTGTTGAGTTGTATTCAGTAAGGAGTGGATTTAACAGTTGGACCACTCACACCCATACGTTCCTTGGGACGCCTTAGACTACTGGGAGTTTAAGGCTTTGCCCCTCTCTGAGTTCAACCTCCTTGCTCAGAGAGGGGCTTTTTGCTAGAACAAAATTGGATATTGCTCAGATAAAATCTTTCTTGCCATCTTAGCCACTACTTGCATCTGCGGGTGAGCGGCTTTGTGATCACGCAAGCTAAAGAAGTACCGCCACTCCCTCAAGTTCATTGTGACCACAATTTCTGTTTTTAAGTCATTCGGCAGCACGCCACGAGCCTGTTGAGGTGATTGACCGAGTCTTCTGAACTCAGCATAGTCTTGGGCAACCCGTGACATAGAGTGGAACCATTTGCGCTCCAGAGTGTCCCAGTGTGAATCATCGTGATCCCAGCTGTATGTACCTGGGTCAATATTGGTGGACCAGGCCGGAATGATAAATTCTACCGCACCCTTATAGTCGCAATATCTGGTCGACTCTTGGGAGTAACTGGCGATTCTATGACGAACTAATTCGTGAGTAACACCTCGGTCACACACGATGCGCATAGTGATTGACTTGTGCTCAAGCACAGACTCATGACCTCGCCTGATAATCATCTCAATAAAATCCTCATCTGACCCTTCAGTCATCTTATCCCACGACAAGTAGCATGTCCGCCCGTGCCGCTCAATATCAGCATACAACTCTTCAGCCGGCAACAAGGTCTGATCTGGTTTAACGGAAATTTCAGTCAAGATTATCGACATGTTCAGTGTCCTCCTCAATTGGTAGGTAGATCATAATTACGCCGGCGTTCTCGAAGTACTGATCGGCTAGCTCATCAGGGTACATATCAGAATATACTACTTTCTCTATGCCCGCCTGTATAATCATCTTAGCGCAGATGCTACAAGGCTTGGTTGTGCAGTAAAGAGTAGCACCTGCAATACTGGTCCCATGCTTAGCTGCCTGTATGATGGCATTTTGCTCTGCGTGAAGACCTGTGCACAATTCATGCTTGGTACCACTTGGAACTTTAAGCTTTGTACGTAAACAGCCGATCTCCACACAGTGAGCCAGGCCAGAAGGGTTGCCGTTATAACCTGTGGCTAAAATATCTTGATCTTTTACTATCACTGCACCAACTGACCTGCGCATGCATGTGGAGCGAGAGGATACTAACTTAGCAATCCTAGAAAAATACTCGTGCCAGCCAGGTCTGGAGTCCGTACTCAACTCACAGAAACCGCTAAGGATTTTTGCCGCTTTTGCAAGCTCACGTTTCATGTTCTCAGTTTGGCCCATAGTTAACCTCGATAATTTGGTTGTGAAGTCACTGAAGTCCGCAGCTATCTTCTCCAGTTGGTTCATGCGAAAACACCTAACTTACGTATAAACCCAGCTGCATTCTTGTGGCCGCCACCTCCAAGAGTCTCACACAGCTCGCCTACATGGAAGTCGCCGATGGACCGAAGTGAGTATTTAATACTGCCATCTTCATTGGCCATGTATGACACACTGAAAGGACTGTCCTGATACTCTTCACACATACGTTGGCCCAGTTCTGATATGTTAGATGTGGCGTTAACCATCGGAACAACGTGACCACAGAAGTCAGTGACAAGCTTTACACGTTTCATATCCATTTCGATAAGGGTGTCACGGAATCGTTTCATACCCTTGCCAACCATCAGAGCTTCGCCGAAATCAAACTTGTGGATATTGGCGATGGTTCTTTCCGGATCAAGGTCAAACACATATGCAAAAATGTACATATTGATGCTGTCACTATCTTCAAGTTCGAACTTCCACATATCACGATCTTGGATATACCGAAGCGCGATCGGTAAAGGTTTTCCTGGATGTAGCACAGACCAAGTGATACCGCAGCCCGCCTGTCTTTTGTCAATGATGGCGTAGCTGCGACAGCTGAGGGCCTTGGTATTCTCTGTGTCATGGTGATCAAACAGTCTGAACCCTTTCAGCGTTTCATTGAGATGGTCACAGGTCTCTACATCGTAGCTGAAGTCTACGACGAAAGTCTTTTCAGCATCTACGTCCACAGTAGGCACGTCCTGACCATAATTGGTAGGGTAGAGATTGATTTGGTGGGTATTCCCATACTTGTACCAAATTGCGTAGGCTGCTGCGTGACCGTCCGCGTCGTTGTGATGAATAACATTGATAACTGGTAACATACTTTCCTCCTAAAGGTAAATGTAGCCTCTTGGGAAGTAGGACATTTTACTATCGTCCCACGTCTTTTCCGTGTAGGTGGTGAAAAACTTATCACCAAACAGCTCAAATGCTTTTTCTCGTCCGCACTGACCGCAATCAACACAAGGGTCATTGGAAGTCTCAATCACAGCCACTGTATCCTTATCCAGGATGTGACTATTGATTCTGTGGACGTGCTGCTGGCCGAATGTCACAAATGTCTTCATAGTTAGAATCCTTGCAAATACGAGATAACGTCATTGTGCTGAACGCAGTGACTTGACAGTACTGCCAAGAAGTCTTTCTCCACATACGCTGGTGACTCACCTCTTACGGCACGGTTCATATTTTCTGAGCACATACCTGATACTATCGCATTAACGCAGGCTGTTTGGGCATTAATGTATGCTACACGTTGCTCGCTGTTCATGATTGACCTCCCTCCTCATGAAGATAGTCAGAATTAATCTGATTGAATTATCAGTAGCTACTTAATAGTTATTATTAACAACTTATTTTATAGCGCTCAGATTAATTCTGAGCGCTCAGACAACATAACAGACTACTTACTACTACTTAATAGTTAAGACTGCTCACTAGTCTTATACTGAAATTCCATGGTGTGATCAGAGTCCTCAATTGTCACCATGTGTGCCGACACCGAGATACCACTGAAGTATCTCTCCATATTAACTCGCAGTACCCAACCAGTGACGGTCTTCAATACGAAGGATCGTGTACCGCTGTTGCTAGGATCTTCAATCTCTAACCATTTAGCTTCCATGCTTTCTCCTTAGATTCTTTGGTAAGTAGCCAGAATTAATCTGATTGAATTATCAGTAGCTACTTAATAGTTATTATTAACAACTTATTTGATAGCGCTCAGATTAAATCTGAGCGCTCAGACAACATAACAGACTACTTACTACTACTTAATAGTTGTGGTAGCAAGCAGCATAGGCATTCGAAGACATACGGACCAACCACAGTGGACACACAGCCAACATCCGCACTGGTTAATGCATTCTTCACCACATTCCTCACACTTCATAGACTTTATCCTCCATATTAATGCGAACTTGCTCGACCCCTCTGAAGGACCGTTCGTCCCAGGAGTCTTCTTCGACGATGTCATCAAACTCACCGCCAAACAGCCGATCCACTTGGTCATTAACGTCTTCCTCAGCGCCCTTGAGTACAGCGATCTTACTCGAGTTAAGTTCGACGCCGTCCACCTGGTGTGTTTGTCCTTCTTTGAATGTTACGAATACTTTCATTAGTCCTTATCTCCCCTCATTCTGAAGAAACGAGCGTGCCGCAAGTTTCCATCCATTGTTATCTCATGGTACTGAACTTCCATGATTTTGTCTAAGTACTTGTCTCTGTTGGACCAGAACTCATTCCGCTCTTGGTCGCTGAATCCTGTACCTACGCGATTTGCACGACCTTCGAACAGTACGATCACTGCTCCCAGTGTGCCCTCATACTTACCTTCGCCCTCCTCATAACCAATGATCGGTACGTCCACAGATCCAACCTCCTTCATCTTCATCCAGTCCTTGGATCGAGTCTGCTGGTACTTATGGCCAGTAGTCTTTACTACCAAACCTTCAAGGCCGTGATCAATGCATCGTCTGTACAGAGCTATAAGTTCGTCTTCACTTTTAACCAATACGTGCCTTACAACCTTGACTGTGTCAGACTTACCCTTCAGGCTACTAATTACGTCGAGTCTGTCCTCAAAACGTAGACTGAGATCAATATGGTCGAACACATAGAACACGGCCTTAGGACTTGGGTTGTTAGACCGTAACTGGCCGAGGGATTGCTGGAAGTGCAAACCTGGTATCATCAACTCACCGTCCAGTGGAGGCATATCGAACTTTCTCAGCTCTTTCAGGATATGATCAACACCAACAACAGGCTTTCCAGTTCTGGTGACAATCCGATCACCGTTCACATACTGACCCCGCATGCCGTCCAGCTTAGGTGAGGCCCAAACGGGGTATCGTATTTTGCTGAGATTCATCTTTGAGGCCAACATAGCCTCATGAACAGGAATCTTATTGGTTAGGTATTTATTCAACGACTTAATACCGAGACCTACTCGAAGCTTGCCCTCCAGGATCATCTTGAGAACCTCAGCGTCATCAACTGTTAGATTCTGTGCGTGACGAGACAGAGCGAACTTCGCATCCCCACCAGTCAAGATTCCTTCTCTGCACTTGTCCAGAATCTCGAAAGTGGCTTCGCCGATAGTTTCCTCACCGTGCAAGCCAGTTTCATCAAGCTTCACCACATTGAAGTTCCAGTATGGATTAAGAGCATATTGGAACACTTTGTCCATATGCTCAGGCATTTGTCTGAGGAGCGCTGTCTTGGCGCCAATGCCAGAAGCGTCCTCCAATTTCTTAAGAAACTGTCGTATCTGCATGATTGTTACTCCGTTAGCCAGTTACAGATTTCTGACTCGATATTTGCCGATCTGTCACCTCTAAGCCAGTCAACCTCTTCCTTACAAGTGAATTTGGGTATATCGATAGCGTACCAACCATCAGTATCATCGCTGATGATATTGTTAATCATATCATAGTGACGGCTATACACGTGCAATGAATCAACCACGTGTAAGTAGTCACCCAATTCCAACTCCGGGTACTTCTCTTTCAGACAGACATAAACCATTTGGTGCAGAAGACCAAAGAAGAATACATCATTGGTAAATCCAAAGATGACATCATTGCTTCGCATGTGCACAGACTGAATAAGCTCGTCGTTACGAATTAGATAGCTAATATACATGGTGCACCGGTGATCTGTATTTTCCTTCACGGTCATATCTGCACGACCCAAAGGAATAACAGCTCGCCTGGAGAACTTATCACGAGTAAGTTCATCTACAACCCAGTCAAACAATTTTGGGCCTTGGAAAATATCTTGTCCGTAGTTAGAATTAATCCCACCGTCAGGTTGTACTAAAGTATTCCAGGCACCAGCCTCATCGCAAATACTTAGATCAAATCGGTCTCCACGAAGATACCAAAGTACTTCCTTTTTCGCATAGTTCAGATTGAACTTACGTGCTTTGAACGATGTCACTGGGTAGGACGGGTCAATAGTTACACAAACATTTACAATCTCCGTACACTCGAGCCCCCTGGACTTTACTATCGACCCAGATTGCATCAGCAAGTTGTAAACACTTAAAAATGTGACACAATTTTGCATACCATATCCTCCATACTGTCAGTGTTGATATCGTAGGTGAAATGAGGAATCAAGCTGAACAAGGCATTATATCTCACCTTTATGGCTTCCCTGTTCTTTTCGATATAGTCCAGATGCTCAGTGGTATCATAGTCCTTAATGTCATGAGCACCTGACTCGCTGGTACAATGGATGAATATTGTACCACAGCGAATATAGTCACTCACAACTCTCCACAGCTGCAATCTGGTTCCAGGAGAGATATTTGTTTGGTACGCCAGATTAGACAAAGGCGTTATCCTGCAGTTGATAACACCTTTTGCGTTTAACTGGTTTAGAGCGTCGGCCACTGCTGCGGCTTCACTCTCAGGTTTTGGGCCTGCCTCAAGAACTTCAAGCCCTAGCTTTTCAGCTAGGGCTTGCGCAAGAGTACTTTTACCAGTAGAGTCATAGCCTTCAATAACCACTCTCATTTTTATAAAGTCTCCTCAACTGCTTTGAGGAGATCTAACATAGAAGGCGTAGAAGGCGTAGAAGGCGTAATGCGTAAAGGCACATCAGTATTCCGTGCCATCTTATGTACACGTGCCTTGTACAGATCAAGACATTGTGCAATCTTCTCCTCAGGCGACTCCCAGCCTTCCGGCTTAACTGCGTCCAAAGAATGCGCTACCTGCCGTTCTTTCGAACCGCTGTTCTTTTGCATGTTGGCATTGTGGACAATATCGAACAGACGCTCTTGCACGTTTGCCGGAATACCCATGCGGCAAAGTCCACCAACAGCAAAATACACAAGATCGATAATAGCATCAACTTCCGCAATAAAATCTTGTCCATGCGCCTCCTCCAACTCCTCGATCTCTTCTTTGAGGCAACCGGTGAAGAACCCGAACTCTTCATCGTCCAAAGGTTTCGGTGCAATACGATCCACACCTACAACCTTCACATTAAATTCTTCTACGCTCTTAAATACATTAGACATCATGGTCCTCCATTGGTTAGTGTTTGCTTAATCGCGAATATCGTCTTCCACAACGAATGTTACCATACGGTCTTCATCATCGTTATCCAGTTGGTAGAAAAACGAATCCAAAATCTGTTCGGCGTTGAGCGGGATAGGCACGCCGTGCTTATTAAAGCTGGTATTTACCAGAATCTCAAACTCATCAACGATTGGATACAACCAATGGCTCTCATCGATAAGTTGGGGGCGACCAGAGTATTTATCCTGGAATGGGTACTTGTGAGCGGCACCCAGTACACATGGCGCCCAGATCGGATCATAGTCAAGAGTTATGATCATGTGGCTGAGAGATCGATGCACTTTCTTGTAGTCTTCAAAGAAGTGCAGGCTAGTGACAATCGGCGCCATAGGCATAACCGTTGAGCGGCCGTTCATCTTATTAACATAGTCTACATTGGCTGTGGTAGGGGCCATGATGGTAGATGTGTTACCAAGAGCTCTTGGACCGAATTCCATGTTCCCTCTCACCACATTGACAATCTTACCATCCAGCAGCGCCTGTCTGATTTGGGTCAAGGCTAACTCAGTGTTAGTGTAAATAAGTTTACGGAAATCGATAGCCGCCAATCGGCTGAGGTCAGGTCTGATACCCAAACAAAGATCATCGATAATAAGATCGCCGAAATTGAAGTTGTAAACGCCGAGTCCACCCGACTGATCACCAGCAAGAGGCATCACGCAGATTTCATCTACGTGTCTCATTACAGCGTTATTGAGTTTTACATTGTAGAATAATCCACCAGTGAGTGTCACCTTCTTCATCTCATAATTATCAACCAACATGATAATGGATTGCTCCACAGTTGTCTGAACCAAGTGAGCGATGACAGCACGAGTATAGAACTCATCTAATTCTTGGTGCTTACTGACAGCACTAATTACCTTATCGAAATCTTTGGTCAACTTATCACGAAATTCCGGAAGAGCCGATACATTGCAAATGGCATCAAACTTAGGTTCCAGTGTCTTCGTCAGCGTTGACCGCACATATCGACGGACAAACTTAGAACTCTCTTCTGACAACGCAGACAAGGCGCCCACATTTAGATCACTGATATGAGACTCATACCCTAGCAACTTATACTCATCCTGATTCATCCTGAGGCCGAGGTACGCCGTGGCGTACTGAAATAGGAGACCAAGAGATTTGCTGTACCCGTGCACTCGATGGACGAGATCGTCTTTGAGATACACGGAAATAACTTCGTTCATGGTGCCAAAGCCGTCTGCCACGATAGTGAACTCATCCAGATTGCTGTAAGCCTTAGCCGCCCACATATGTGCATCGTGGTGAGAAAAGCTAGAATCATGAGTCAGCAAAGTGGCATTTGGAAGGAGACAGCTAAACTCAGCGACATCCCAGTGTTTTGCAGACATGCCTTTAATATCAGCAAAAGGCTCCCAGTGAGATACACAGGCATACTCTACCCGGCTCAGATCGTAATACTTGCCAATCTCTCTGATTGACAAAGATGGGAAAGCGGAGTCTGACTTAATCCCGGACAGTCGCTCCTCCTCGTAAGCCACCAAGATAATTCCATCCTTAATTAGGGCAGCCGATGAGTTGTGACCAAGAGACAACGCTATTGCGATCATACTTAAATCTCCTATAAAGGGTTGAGACCGTGGCCTCAACCCTTGAATTACATTTGATCTTGAGGTGAAATTACCAGTTATCCACTACCGTACTGACATCGTCCTCAGTGCTTGCCACAGACGGAGATGGCGGCTCAGCCGGTGCTTGCAGACGAGGTTGTCCGTCACCTCCGGGCAGCTGCGGAGAGGAAATTACCGATTCCCAAGGCCGCTCCTCAGCAATGGACATACACATTTTGCCATCAGATTCTTCCAGGAAAGAGTTGAAGTTGAATTCCAACTCAGGGTAGTCGGATTCTTCGTTGAAAGACAACTCTGTGATTACAGCACTGAACGGCAGCTGGTTCTGGCTGAGCCATTTGCCGTAGGCTGACAATGCCTTGAGGCTGGAAATGGTAACCGTCAGCACGTATTGAGTACCTTCGATGTCGTCAGCCTTAACAATAATCAGCCGCTTGCTCTCTTTGCAGGCTTTAGCTTTCTTGCCTGACATGGACTTAGCAGATCCCCACATGCCCAGTGGACAATTGGCACACAGCTTTGATTGAGGCTTGCTAACCCAAGGATCAGGGCGGACACCGTCCCAAGACGAGCAATCAGGGGGATCAGCTGATTGGGCGTTATAGGCTTTCTCATACCACGTTTTGGACAGACCGTTACGCGGCTCAACGCCCAGGATTACCACATTGAACGGTTCTGACACACGCTCTTCTTTCTCGCCATCAATGAGACGGAACTTACTGCCTTTGAGACTCACACGGGGTACCGAAGCGCCTACACCAGTTGACATTTCATCATTGGTCGTTTGCACACCTTTCAGATAATCAGGTACTTGCAACGCCGTAGTCTCTTCTGCTTTCTTACTTGATGCCTTCTTCTCTGCCATAACTTCTCCTTGATATTGTGCCAACTAGTGGCTGGTTGAGTAGCCCGTATCGTGGGCCAGACGCCTATTTACGGTAGTCACTCCGCTTGCCAATCCTCTATAGGTAGAGTAGGTGGTCGACAAGTCCACCGACCTCACGATGCGCCGACCACCGAGTCACTTTTTACGAACCTGGATAACGATCTCAGTATCTCTTGTGAGACCAATATCAGTAGGTGCAATACCGTCCTCATCAAACATCTCAATACTGGCAAGCTTTGCACAACGCTTCTCCAGCAGTTGGAAGTTACGGCTATCAGCCACAAAGTTGATAAATTTATCCCAGTCACCTACCCTTACTGATACTTTTGGTGTCTGGTATGCGGTCAGATTGGTAGTTGAAAGAGACGTAACGCCTAAAGATCGCTGAACTTCCAGGATAGCTACTTCCAGTCTCTCCATATCATCTTTGAGCCGCTTCTCCAACTCTTTAAACTTCTTACGCTCTGAATCAAGATGTGCGCGCAACTCCGCGAACTCATTAATCAACTCACCTACAGGTCTATCGTTTTCCATCATTCCCTCCTTTACACTTGTGTCTAGAAATATGAAGAAACTTTTGTCCACACATTGGACATGTACATCTTCTATTTGTCTTCGTCCTTTTAGCCTTATCACTGGGCTGATGAGGCACATAATTTCCACCGGCATGCTTATTTGCCAGTTGAGAGCGAAAACGCTTAATAAGTTTCTTCTCCAAATCTTTTGCTGTGTCCAAGGGTAGGCCGTGCTGAACCTTCACGTTTAATCGGCCCATCCGCTTGATTATCCTGTCTTTCTTTTTATTCTTACCTTGGAGGAGTTTGTGCTCATACATGCGGGTCTCAAAGTTCTTGGTAAAACCCACATAAAACACATGATTATTCTCGTCCATAAGCATATAAACAGAATAAATGTTTTCTGATTCATTCATAAATATTGTACCACCATAGAGAATAAAAGTACACAGAATTTTGTAGGATTCTTTATTTGCCCCTCAGCTTATTCGCCCTCTTACGTGCCTTTCTTTCTGCTTTCGTCTCTTTGGTGGTCATACGAACCAACTGACCATTAGCTTTGCGGTCATACACCGTATCATCGGATGCTTTACGCAGAGAGCCTTTCCGAGCCATCGTGTAAACCCGCTTATTCTTATCCATTTGGTCTATCTCGTCCTACCTGGCCTTTGTGGTAGCCCCAGCGATCTCGTGGTGAATATCCGCCGCATCTACCAAGTATTTGCTATGTTCTGAACTTGTTTCGAAGACTTGCATAAAACCTCCTAGAATTTTTCGAGTAAAGCTTCACTTACTTTTTGCTTTCTCTCCAGAGCACTGAAAACCAACTTCTCAATGCTTGTGGATTGAAACTTGATTACCAATTGCGGTCGCAGCTGACCGGTGCGTCTTATTCGTCCGTTGCACTGGTTAAATGCTTCGTTTGAAGGGGTTGGCGACCACCAAACTATTGTGTTACAGGCTTGAAGATTGACGCCGTGGGATATAGCCTTAGGTTGGCACACCAGAACCTCCAAATCACCTTCTTGGAAGTCCTTTACGATCTTTGCCCTGCATGACGCCTTAACTGAGCCGTCAATACGTGCAGCCTTAGAGCCAAAGTGCTCCATAAGTCCGTCAATGGATTTAGTGAAGTGTGCAAACACAATCAGCTTCTTGACTGGTAGCTCATCGTATATGGCGTCTAGTTCTTTCAGTCTGGGTTTGTGATCAACTGATACCTTAGAGCCATCGTCGTTTATGATTATGCCGGCTGATATCTGCAGGAGCTTTATATATCTTACTGCTGCGTTCACAGCCGTAGCCACTTCCCCACTGTCCAACCATGCGATGTAGTCATCCTTCATGGTCTTATACAATTTCTCTTGTTCTTTGGACAGCTGTACTTCCCTTGTCTCAAACGTTATCGGAGGCAAATCCAAGCATTCATCCCTGGTATGCTTAATAGCTGGCTGCAGAATCTCAAAGACTCTTTCTACAGCCCCCGGGCGGTCTATGTAATTATACATATCCAGCTTTATCTTGATGTCATCGCGAAATTTGGTATAATACTTGGGATTTTCGTAATGAATAAGCTTGGCCTGAGCATATGACTGGATAAGATCATTAGGGGTAGGCTCACCAGTCAGACAAACAACAGACTTAGCTTGATTACACAGAGACCATGCTGCTTTGGTTCTGTCTGATTTATGGGCTGCGAACAGTGTGCTTTCGTCGATCACAATAACTGGGAAGTTGCGACCATACAGCTCATCGAAAATTACCTTTATACCGTCTGTGTTGATGATGTAATAATGAGACTTTCGATTCAAATTGGCCACCCTCTTTTGTCTAGAAGGTTGGTGCAAAATCTGAAAAGTCCTGTGTGGGTAGTATTTTAAAATATGGTCTACCCACGTGGTAACTAATACTGATATTGGAGCTATGATCAGCGCGCTCTCTATCTTTCCAGCTTGGAACAGCATCTCCAAAGCTTCCAGAGTAGAAATTGTTTTACCAAGGCCGATCTCGTCCAGAACAAAACACTTCTTGTTTCGCAGTATGAAGTCTCTGGTTTCCACCTGGTGCTTATATAGAGTTAGTCCTTTAGCCATTCTGAAATCCTATCGAATATGGACTCATCTTTGCCTTTAAGACACAGACTAAGACCGCCTGCCTCTTCAATCTTAACCTTAATGTCTACCTGCATAGGAGTCATTTCATTGTCGGGTAACTTAGCTTCCACAGAGATAAATTTACCGTCTATACATAACAAAAAATCGTGAACACCTTTACGCCCATAGCGTCCAGCTGGAGGCTTATATACAAACGCCTTAGGCCATCTCTTGAGTAGCTCTTTCTTAAACCAGGGATGTACGTGCTTTGTTTCTGACATCTTATTTGGTTTGAAAATATCTTTACCCATATCAAGCCTTTACTAATTTGATCAAGTTAAAAATGCCGCGACCTGTCATGTTACGCTCACGGAAAATAAACTTCCCAGTGCCAGGCCAGAAATCAATTTTACCTTTTGCACTATTTACTACGAAGTGAGCACCTTCATTGTGTACTGTGAATTCAATACTTTCTTGATTTAAACGCTTTACGGCAAACTCTCTATTCATAGCACGTTTCTCCTTGCTATACTCTCTGAGTGCTGTGAAGTCCTCGGATAAATCACTCATACGCCCCCCCAATAATTTTGGGCCCTTACTTGGTAAGGGCCCCGCGCAGATCTTATTACTTAAACTTACACTGCTTATTCGTCAGCAAGCAGTATTTGCAGTACTCGTTCTGTGTAGGGTTCCAATCTTTCTCGGCATTTACTTTCTCATGAGCCAGAAAGAAAGTGTCCATAAGCCCCTTATGTTGGTTACGGTAGAAAGGCTGCTTGATCATCTGTCGATGCTCGATGAAAGCATACGCAGTCAGGATATGGTTAATTGCTTCGTGATGTGAGAACATAATCGCAGAAGTCAGGTGCAACTGACCAGTTGGTTTGGCGTCGTACTCGCGAACCTTACCAGACTTCCAATCGATTACTGTCATGGAAGACGCCGCCTCAGCAATAGCTCTGAAGTCAACAATGGCTCTGTACATAACATTCTTACCAAACCAATCACATGGATTAAAGTCATGGTCCACAGCTAATTGCTGTTCCGCCTGGAAATCAGGCATGGCGGAGCAGATGTTGTCAATCATAGGGAACATGGCCTCAACATCATCATCAAACCGCATAGTGCCGCCAGAAAGAGGGTTGCCTTTAGACAGTACGTAGTGCTCGAGTTGTTTGTGTTTTCTCTGCCCTTTTTTGAAGAAGAAGTTATCTGAGTCATCTGGATAATCCTTGTCAATGTACTGGGCTCTGAATTTACGAGGGCAGAACTCAAAGGTTGAGAGACGGGAATAGGACAATGCAATAGACATTAGGCTTCCTTTCTTAGTTATTGGTTCTCGAAGTAGTCACTCGGATAGTTACGACCAGAAGAGAACCCTACCTTTGGTGTTGCGGAAATATATTGAACTAAGCCACATTTGGGACAGCTCTCTGTATATGACTTGTGAGGGTTATCCACCTCTCTGATTTCTGTGTCACATACGCCACATCTAAGTGTGTACTTAGCCATAGCTATAACCATCCTTTTACCAGGTGCTTGACATCCGTTCTGGCCGCTGTGTAGTTTGCAAAGTTATCCCAATCGCCGTCGCAGTTATACACAACGAATACGTGGTTACGGTCTTCGCACAGGCTCTTAACAATCCCGGTTTCTACCTCGGGTCGAGTAAGTGGATTAGGCCAGTAAGTAACTTTGTCACCAACTTTCAACATCCCAGGTTTCATCATTTCACCTCCGTGTTAACGAACCAGTACATGGTCCTCACATCTCCGCCAAATCTTTTGCTCCATTTTGGAATAAAGCTTATTATATCCNCCCGTCCGGACGGCTTATTACTATTCNTGTGATCACGAATAACAAACTGACCGTAGGGAGGGATCCACACCATATCACCTAGATTTAAGGACAACTCTTCTCTGTAGTGTTTTGGTAAAGCTATGATACCAGGTGCTACCAGACCGTTATCACTAGCTATCAGGGGAGTGCTATCGCACTGCTCCTCCAAGGGGTTATAACTGGTTACAGTGACTGTCGTTGATCTTACCATATACGGCTGCAATTTAAACCCGAACATCTCTTCAGTGATATCCTCATACCACTCAACTTTGTCCTCTAATGACCTCAAAGTGGAAACAGCGGAATTTCTGCTGTCTCGCATAATCTCCAGGTCACTTTTCAGAGATGAGATATTTAAGGTTAATTGCAATATTACCGCTAATTGCAATATTACCGCTAATAGTGCTAGTATATAATATACCTTCACGATGATATCCTTCCGAATTCTATTATTTGCATAATTAGAGCTTGTCTATTATCAGCATCAGTCCAACACCAACAATTCGGTACTCTTTCTCCGCCGTCCTTAGCATCGAAGTAATTACGTGCAAAGACATAGTCAGAAGGCGTCAAATCCATTCTACACCAACTAATGAACTTGTCTATCGTGGGCACTTTGGAGTCCATAATATCCCCATGAATTAGTTTTCTTTTATCAGCGTACCTTCTTTGAAGTTCTCCTTACATAATACGCAGTCAAAAGGAAGATCAATGGGTATGGTCTTGCCCCAAATCCGGCGATACTGATCTGACAGTGATCCCAGTGAATGTGCAAGATCTTTTACCAAAGCTTCATCTTGAGGCGTGTAAAAGCAAATTTCATCATGAATATCCAAGAAGAACTCAATCTCTGGATACATCTTGCTCAGAAGAACCAGGGTTAATTCTTTGTGGTCAGCAGCTCCACCTTGAATTGGGAAGTTGATAGCAGAAGACTCAGACTCCCAACGTTTGCTACCCCACTCGTTGATATAAAATCGTCTATCAGCAAATGTGGACGCATACCCTATTTTCTCGGCGTTCTCGCTGGTCTGCTCCCAGTATCTTACAACCCCAGGATACCGTTGCTTATACAAATTCAGGTAGTAGTATGCTTCAGGTTTAGTAATGATGATGCCATAAGTCTCAAAGAACTTATCCATCAACGACGCTGCACCAATTCTGTATTGACAACTGAGGTTGAGCAGCTTGCCAGCATAACGATAATTTATGATGTCTGCTTCCTTGGCTTCAAGACCCTTCATAAAATCTTCATAGGTCATATTGGCAACAAACGCAGACATGGTACTGTGAACGTCCAGGCCAGAGTTAAACTCGTGAATAAGACCAGACTCATTGGCTACGCAACCAATAATCCGAAGCTCTTGCTGGGCCCCGTCATTCTTGGTCATCCACATACCTTCAGGTGGTACAAGACATTTCTTGATAGGGCCCTTACGAGGCAGTTGGTGACATGCGATTGAGAACTGCATTGACTGCTTTCTGTCAATCATTGATCCATACGTAAAGCGACCAGTGTAAGTACCAAACAATCTTGCCGATGGGTACATCACTGCCTCACCTGTATAGGCCATGGTTCTCAGTAATCCGTCCACATATTTTGTCTGTAGAGTAGACAACTGCTTATAATTCAAGATGTTGCCTAGAATGTCACCGATATAGTTACCTGCATTCTGGATGCGGAATCGCTTCAGATGGCCAGCCTTTGTAGAACCGTTACCCTTAGGATTGCTTTTGGTTGGCTTCCCTCGCTCGATGGGATCAAGACCGAGAGTGTTGAACAAATAATTAGACAGCTGGGTTGGCGATCTTACAACAGAACCGCTTACTGGCAACTGCTTTTCGATTTGAGTCATGGCCGCTTTGATTTTTACCGGCAAAGACTCAATGTATTCCTTATCAAGAGGAATGCCATTGACATTAGAACGGGCCATGTAGGCAATGCACTCCTGCTCAATCTCAAATCCTTTGCGCTGCGAAGGATCAAGCTTACTACGCAAATACGTTGCTAGGTCCTTGGTCATCATCGCATCCAGCGTACCTCTGCTGTGCCAGTAACTCTCGTCATCACCAGCTACGTGCGACTCATCTTTGATGCCTAAAAACTCCTCAATATGAGGATGATCACTTAGGAATCTTTTGCAAAGACTTGACAAAGCGAAGGAAAACTGTGGGTGTTCTGTAGTCTGAGAGTTATAAACCCACTTAGCTAAAAGTCCAGTGTCCTGCCATTTGATCGAGTTGATAAGATCAAAGTCACCGGATAGTAGCAAGAGCCAGGATACATCGAAGGTAACGTTATGACCAAATACGGGTCTGCCGAAGGCCGCTAACTCACGAAGCAACTCCTTGGTCTGATCACGTGTTGGGTCGATGATCTGACGAACATATCCGTCTGGTCCGTAAGCATCAATTGACCATACCTTGGCTTTTCCTTGACGCAGTCTGAACGGTTGCAGGGCATATTCAGGGTGATTCTTTAACAAAGACTTCGTCTCAATATCTAGGCCATAAGTATTACCCATCACATTCACCAATGATGTTGTGGAATTTGTTATCGTACACACCATCTTTGTCAATGACACTGATGATTGCCTTGAATACTCTCAGAGCTCGCTCGAAATCGTCTCTGCACATAGGACAATCCGATGACTTCTCAATGAAGCTAGAGTCAAAGTCGATAACAGTCACAGCCTTAATGATCTGCTTGTCTGTTGCGTCGCTATTAATGCCCAAAATTTCATACAGATTCTTCATCAGGTTCCTCCTTGTCCAGAAACGTGTTAACTCTCGCTTCCAGTTCACTTAAAAACTCAGATGCGTCAATAAGGTCCTCATCAGTCATATAACCATGATAAGTATCATCTGCCTTCTTCAGATTTCCAAGTGCTGTTGACAGTTTATTGAATCTTCTGGATTCTTCCTTCGTGTTCGCAGTCAACTGGGTAAGAATCTGCGAGCAAAAAGTTAGCATAATGACTTCTCTTCGGTCTGATTTGGATAACTTCTTGTCAATACGTGGCTCAGCCATATTCCTCCTTCGATGCTTAGATGCTTAGATGCTGATAATGAGTCAATCTTGTCACCCATATTAGGCGGTCCTCGTCTCAACTACATGTTTTGCGTACCGTAAACTGAGACATTTGTTGCATGCGCTGTTTCTGCCATCAAAGGTATTTACGGCTACTGGTGAGAAGTTCTCGACAGGAACAAACTTACCACATGATTTACACTTCTTACTACCTGGGGGCGCTCCCNTATATGGGCACTTATCTCCATGGTTGCGTGAGTACACATTCTTACTGATATACACGCCACAATGTTCGCACAACACTCTGGGAAGCGTCGCTCGAGCACCCGATAGGGTAGTATCCTTTGCCAATGATGTATTTTTACTCATAACTCAACCTCTCATTATAATTATACTACAAAATAATCTTCAAGTATAATGAATTCTTTTGGGTGTCAGTGAATTGATGCAACTAGTGAACTTGCCACAAGTACGGCACCTGCTACCCAGTACTTATAACCTGCGATCATAGCCTGGTACTCCGTCATATCGCAGGTAGCGATACGACCGAATATTATTGTCAATACTGCGAAGATCATAAGGATGCAAGATATAGATTTCACGGTAACTCCTATTTTACAAGTTCTAAGCCACTGCTAATGTGAACTGGTTCTCTAACACTGGGCTTCGTTGCCTCGAAGTTAGTTTGGTAGTCCATTGATAAGATCTTTGAATCGATGTCTCTGTGATCGTCATAGTAAGCAAATCGTCTACAGGTATAAATTCCTTTACGCCCACGCCCACCCTGTAGCTGAGCGCCTTTAATATTCAGCATAGGATAGTCCACGGTAAGCTGGCGGTTCAGGCGTTGTCCACTGACATAAATCGGTTTGCACATAGTCTTAAAACAATGCTCTGATATTCTCAAGAGTTACTGTTGGGTCGGCTTTCTCCAAAGACAAACCATGCAAAACAACTCAAAATGTGATGATGTCCTTTTTAAACACACTGTCTTTCTCTTGGATAGCAAAGAACAGGGCCTCTTCAACACTAGAACGGTTAGCAGCTATCACCATAGCCTTATGTTCATCGACGACAGACGCTGTCATGCCGACTTTGACCTTGGTGATATTGCGTTTCATCAGGTGATCTCGCAAAAACGCAGCCAGTAACTTGCCAGTATTGTTGTTCTCAGTTATCTTCCACAGAGTGTTGTACACATCGGCATTAGCAGGCTTGGCATCTATGATAATAATCTCAAATCGTCTGTCATTCTCTTCAATTGGTACAGCATTGAGATTGTTAGATGCGAATATATAATTGACATAACTTCTTGTCATGAATGGTGTGATGAATTTCGGGTCAACGGACTGAGCATAGTCCGTAATAAGCATCTTAATGTCTTCGATCATCTGGTGTCTTGATTTCCTCGACCATCTATCCACGTTGGCGATGTATGACTCGTTGACAAGAACCAAGTGATTGCGAAGAATGTAGTCATTGTGCTTACTGGCTATCTGCTCCGTGGAGAATACCGCCGCATTGTGCTTACCAATAAGGGTTGATATGATATCGAAAAACATGTTCTTTCCAACACCACGTGCTTCAGATACCATGACTGGTGCTATCGCCAATTTCTGGTCAGGGTGCTGAACAATGTGAGCTGCCCAATCTAGCATGAACTCCGCCTTGGAGCCAAAGAGATAATGGCAGAATTGCTCGAACTGTTCTGCGATGTCTGGAACTGGACACTCAACCTCAAGTATCTTCGGAAATACTGGCGGGATATATAAGTTACATATCTCTGCTGCCTGGACATCATCGTAAGTAATGGTATCAGGAGTAGGATGATACCCAATGCCTTGAACTTCTTTACGCTTCTTGTTTTTCTTCCACGCACTGAAGGCACTAATCTCTTTGGTTGTCTTACCTTTAGCAGTCTCTTGCTCAATGTAATAAATATGCGGGGCATACAAACTCGCCAAGTCCTTGGTGTACACGCGCCTGGATGGTATCTCATATACGCCGCCAATTGACTTCACCCAGATGGCATTGTCGATAAAGAACTGTAGAGGCTCTGGGGCTGGACGACTGAAAGTAGATTTGTCAAAGGTTGACTCAATCTTCGGTAAGTATTCCTCGATGGATATCGGATCACCTTTGGACTTCTCACACTTGGCGATAGCGGCCTCTGTAAGGATAATGACATTCTTCTTCGAGAATCCTGCGCGCACCCAACTGCCAATCAATCTTATGATAGTGTTGTCCCGCTCACCTAGCTTGATGACATCTGGTATCTCCCCGGATATTGATATGTCTTGTACCTCAATATCAATGACCTGGGATTTGATTTGTTGCCGCTTAGGGAGTAAGGACTCAACGTCTTCACCCACACCGACGAGCTTGTCATGTTCAAGCGGACTGCCGTAGTCAACGACATATTTTCCACCCATTGAGCCTGGCCCAACGACGAAGGTATTGGCTGTCCGTATATCAATGTGTTGGAAGTTTGGAAATGGAATGCCAACGATGTCAGCATTTTCAGGGTACTTATAGTAGAAGTGACGACCTCCGCTCTTGGATCGCACTGCGAAGGTGGCCTTAGGCAGATTGTATTGTTCAATAAGCCTTTCAAGTGATCTAAGACCGTGCTTACCTTCCTTGATGTCAACATCAAGAATCAACGCATGGTTGTTACGAGGATTGACTCCATACCCGTGCAGGTTATTACCATACTTGAACTCCCACTCCACGATAGCTATCACGTCCGTTGTAGATGGGATGGATAAGGGGTTATCTGGTTTGTTGTGATTCCATCCGATAGGAGTACCAAGTCTGTTGTTCTCGTTTATCAGATTCTTCAATAAGGGAAAGACATGATATCCTGCTTTGGCAAAGTCTAACGCGTTGTGAATAATGTTACCGACTGAAGGGTCCAATTCTTCTCTCATGTCACACCGTCTTTGAGTAGGATTAAATAATTCATCTCAATGGCCCCTGCAATAGGTGAATACAAAGGGCCATTAAAGTGCTCAATATACATCGAGACTTCGTTCTGTGAGACTTGCCGGCATAAGTCTATGAGTCTATGAGTCTATGAGTCTATGAGTCTATGAGT